GGGACGCAAAAGAAGAAAGAGGAGAGATATAGATTATCCATAAATGGATTCCACTGCTATTACAGGCTATTCGGAAGGCTCAATTCATGACTATTTCGGTCTCCCTACAGAAGTTCCCGACCTCGAACACAGTGCTTTATGGCACCGTGCTTATAATCTCATATGGAATGACTGGTTCCGGGACGAAAACCTTCAAAACTCACTTACCGTCCCAACAGGAGACGGACCCGATACGCCGTCAACTTACACACTTCAAAAACGCGGAAAACGACATGATTACTTCACATCGTCATTACCTTGGCCTCAAAAAGGAACCGCTGTTTCAATCCCACTATCTGGCAACGCCCCAATTCGAGGCTTAGGCACCGATAATGCACTTTTCGGTACTACTACAAAAACCGTCCAGGAATCTGGCGCCGCATCTGCCGTCTACGCTGATGCTCAAGAAACATCTACTACGGTTTACGTTCAGGAGGACCCCGCTAATGCCGGATTCCCACTCGTCGAAGCCGATCTTTCGGCAGCAACCGCTGCAACTATCAATCAACTTCGGCAAGCATTTCAAATCCAAAAACTCTATGAACGAGACGCCCGAGGCGGTACTCGATATACCGAAATTATCAAATCTCATTTTGGCGTCACCAGCCCAGACGCCCGTCTTCAACGACCTGAATATCTCGGTGGTGGAACAAGCCCTGTCAATGTGTCGCCGATCGCGCAAACTTCCTCCACTGACGTTACAACGCCCCAAGGAAATCTCGCTGCATTCGCAACCTCTTCTATTTCAAGACACGGCTTTACTAAATCCTTCACTGAACACTCCGTTATCATCGGCATGGTATCCATCCGAGCCGATCTTACCTATCAACAAGGCCTCCCAAGAATGTTCTCAAGATCAACCCGCTGGGACTTCTACTGGCCCGCTCTCGCCCATATCGGCGAACAATCAATTCTTAATAAAGAAATCTACGCTCAAGGCTCCGCCAATCCCACTAACGACGCGGCGGTCTTTGGCTATCAAGAACGCTATGCAGAATATCGTTACAAACCGTCTAACATAACAGGTCAATTCCGCTCCAATTTCGCTACTACATTGGATACCTGGCATCTTGCCCAAAACTTCGGTTCTCTTCCTACTCTCAGCTCTTCATTCATAGAAGAAGCTCCTCCAGTTGCGCGTGTCATCGCCGTTCCTACGGCCCCTCATATGCTGTTCGATTCCTTCTTTGATCTCAAATGCGCCCGCCCAATGCCCATGTTCGGTGTACCCGGCATGATCGACAGATTTTAAAAAAGGACTTATAATCATGTCATGGTTAGCTGCAGCAACAATCGGATCGGCCGCTTTGAGTTATTTGGGCACCAAATCCCAAAACAAAGCCAATTCCGCTATATCTCAAAAGCAAATGGACTTTCAGGAGAAAATGTCCAATACGTCTTATCAACGCTCTATGGCCGACATGAAAGCAGCCGGCTTAAATCCCATCCTTGCGTACAAGCAGGGGGGGGCCTCAACTCCAACCGGTGCATCAATCGCCGCTCAAAATGAACTCGAAGGCGCTTCAAATTCCGCTCGGAATTTCGCACTTCAAAAAGCTCAAATAAAAAATATAGAATCCTCAACTACAAAAAACTTCGCTGACGAAGATTCCGCTCGTGCCGCTGCATCACTCCTTACCGAGCAACTCCGCACTACCGCCATGAATAACAATGTCACTCAAAAACAAACTCAACTTCTCGCCGACTGGCTCTCTACTCCTACAGGTAGAAAAATGTGGCTCATCAATCAAGTGGGTCAATCAATAAATCCCTTAGCCAATTCTGCTAAAATCTTAAAATAGGAAATCCTATGACAAACTTAAAAAAAACGTCTCAATTTCCGTTCCAAACTCCCTACAACACAATTCCTCATCCCCCACTTATGTTCGATGAACCCTCTCTAACAAAACAAGCCTCTCAAGACGAATGTGATATAAATATTCTCATGGCAAAATACGAAAAAGATCAAATTCTTGATCATCTTAACGAGCATCAAGGAAGCTACGGCGATTTCATCGCCGTTCCTGAATATCACGATGCTCTCAATCAAATTCACGCCGCTAACGACGCCTTCAATTCTCTTCCCGCCTCTATCCGGTCAAAATTCAATAATGACCCGGCACTCTTCCTCGATTTCGCTCAAGATGATCGAAATCATGACCAAATGGTAAAAATGGGCCTCGTCAAGGCCCTCCCTGCTACGCCTCTCGAAGCTGCTATCGAAAAAGCTAACGCTACCCCTGCCAAAGCATCTAATGAGGCCTCTATGGCCTCGAAAGGGGACCTCAAGGACCCCGAAACCCAGGCCGATTAATCGGCCCTGTTACAGTTCTCCACTAGATGTAACTGTAACAACTGACACCACAACCCAAAAAAGGAATCAATATCATGGCTTTTCGTAAGAAAATTACCCGCAAAAAGTCCCGTAAAATGTTTACTAAAACAGCACGGGGTACACACCCGAAAAATCATCAATCCGCTAAGCCAATGCGTGGCGGTATCCGACTTTAAATGCCCTGCTATCACCCAATGACCGCGTTCGTTGGTGATAAAAAAACTGCCAATGGGAAAACCAATATAATATTTCATCCCCCAATTGGCTCTGACTTGACTTCCATCCTTCTACCCTGTGGCCAATGTATCGGCTGCAGGTTAGAAAAATCTCGACAGTGGGCTATACGTATGTCCCACGAAAATCAAATGTCGAATTCCTCCTGTTTCTTAACACTTACTTATAATGAAGAACATTTACCTGAAACAGGCACCTTAATACTTCGTGATGTTCAACTATTCATGAAAAAATTAAGAAAAAAAATATCTATACATGATATTACTTACAGACCCAGTCCAAAAACTGGTAAATTCATCATTTATGAAAAAATACTTACAAATCCTATAAAATTCTTCTTATGTGGCGAATACGGTGAAAAAAACCGTCGCCCTCACTATCATATTTGTATTTTCAATTATGACTTCCCCGACAAGAAACTCTTTCGGATCTCAAACGACGTTAAACTTTACGTCTCTCCAATGCTCGAAGATCTCTGGGGCAAAGGCTTTTGCACTATCGGAGATGTCACCTTCGAATCTGCTGCCTATGTAGCACGATATATTACAAAAAAAATAACCGGACCAAGGGGAGCAGACCATTATTTGTCAAGCGACCCGGAAACTGGCGAAATTCATCAATTAAAACCCGAATTCGCTACTATGTCCCGGAATCCTGGACTCGGCACCTCATGGCTTAAAAAGTATAAATCCGATGTCTACCCTGATGACTTCATCGTCATTCGCGGTAAAAAAATGAAACCACCAAAATTCTATGACCTCGCTCATGAAAAAGAACACGCTCAAAAACATGAAGATATTGAATTCGATAGATATCAATTATCAATAGAAAAAGCTTGCAATAACACACCAGAAAGACTCATAGTTCGTGAGTCCATACTAAAAACAAGGCTTAAACTTTTACCCCGTAACTTAGAAAAGGAATAATCACCATGCTACTTCAAGTATTTACTGTCTTTGACAGCAAAGCCGAAGCTTACCTCCCTCCCTTCTATATGAGCGCCATTGGCGCTGCTCTCCGAAATTTCGGAGATACGTGTTCCACTCCGGATCACCCCTTTCATAAACATCCTCAAGACTACTGTCTCTTTCATATCGGTTCGTTCGATGACGCTACAGGGCACATCGAACTCCTTACTGCGCCAATTTCACTCGGCCTTGCCCAGGACCACATAACTCAGGAATAATAAAATGAAGATGCAATCCACCACTTCTCATAAATTTTCCGAAGTCCCTAAAGCTGAAATTCAACGCGCTTCCTTTGATCGTTCTCATGGTTGTAAAACCACATTCGACGCAGGCTATTTAGTCCCTGTCTTTGTCGATGAAGCACTTCCCGGCGATACATTTAATTGTAAAATGACTGCATTTGCTCGGCTCGCTACGCCTCTTCATCCATTTATGGATAATCTATATCTCTCCTCTTTCTTCTTTTGCGTCCCCATTCGCTTAATCTGGGACAACTGGCAAAAATTCAACGGCGAACAAACCAATCCCGGTGATTCGACCGACTTTCTAATTCCGACAATGGATTCCACTGCTATTACAGGCTATTCGGAAGGCTCAATTCATGACTATTTCGGTCTCCCTACAGAAGTTCCCGACCTCGAACACAGT